TCACCCGCTTCCAGCGATCCGCCGGTCGGGGATCAGCCGGTCGAGCAAGCCGGCGACGGTCGGCAGCAGCGCCGTGGCGGTGGAGAGCATGGTCATGCCGGCACCCCGCCGCACGCCGTGTACATCGCCAGCAGCTCGCCGGCATCCCGCTGCTCGGCGTGACGCTCGTCAGCGTAGATCTCCAGTAGGCTTGCCAGCCGGTGCTCGCGCTGGCCGTAGCCGGCACCCGGAAGGCTGGCCCAGATCGGGGAAGCCTTGGCGATAGCTTGCTCGATGCGTCCCTGCTGGATCAGCGGCAGCGCCCCGCACTCAGTCAGCAGCTTGATCGCAGCCAAGTCCTGAGCCTCGGGAATGAAGCGCCCGCGGAACCCGTAGTTGCGCACGATGGCGTCCCAGGTGCGAGCCAGGAACTGGTAGCGCCCGGCAGCCGTCGAGTGGACTTTGTAGCGCGGCAGCCAAATCGAGCGGCGCGGGTGCGCGCTGTAGTCGCTGAACATCTGGCCACCGACCAGGATGTTGTAGCCGTCGTCGCTGGCCTTGATCGTGCTGGTCCCCTCTGACCAGGCGAGCATATCGAGGAACGCGAGTGTGTTGATGCCACCGGCTTCGGCGGCAGAGAGTCGGGCCATCAGCTTTCTCCAGGCAGCAGCGCGAGCACCGGGGCGATGACCAACCGGCGGATCTCGGATAGGGTCATGGTGTCTCCTTAAACGAAAAAACCCGCACAGGGCGGGCTCTCAGCAAACGATTAAAGTCCGGCGGGGGCCGGGTATTCAGAATTTCCGTGGATTGACGTCGAGCAGCTTTAATGATTTGGGAGCGGGTAGCGCACCTTGATCTCGGCGACCTTGGCCAGCCAGGCCGTGTAGTCCGGATCGGTGCCGGCGATCACCGCATCGTATTCAGCCTCGAGTCTCAGCGGATCTGACTCCAGCCGGTATGCACGCGATCGCTGTGCCAGGACGGCGTGCCGCTTCTGTTCGGCGGTGGGCTCCGACGGGTTCTGCAAGGTGGGCCTGCCACCAGCGCCAGGCTTGATCAGCTTCCCGGCAGACTGCCCGGCCAGCAATTCGGCGTGCTGCTCGCGCGTGACTTCCACCGCGTCGGCAGGCATGGCCTTGTTGATCGCCGAGTCGTAGAACCCGTTGGTCATTGCGCTATACAAAATTCCCATCTCAACCTCACCGACCGACGGCAATGTAGTTGTAAAAAAGGCCGCTTTCGTACAGCGCACCGCCACCGGCAAGCACTCGGGCCCCGCTAACTTTGAACCCAGAAGGGATCTTGTTTGCGCATCCGTAAACGGTCGGCTGAACTGTTGGGCCCCACCCTGCCGCCGCTGACTCCATGACGATGACCGCCCATACCTCGTCCGGGAATGTCACGGGAAAAACCACGTCGTCAAGGTTGCCTGTAGCGGTTGTCCCGAAACCCCACTGCAGAACGATATCCCCGATCTGGCGAAACCCATTCGGCGTGAGCGATCTCATGCCGCCCGCCTGCGCGGCAATAAGCGCTAGGATCGCCGCCAGCACCTGATCCTGATCGCCCTTGACCGGCGCGATGCTGGCCGCGGCCAGGATGCTGATCAGCTCCTCCTGCATATCGTTCAGCCAGGCGGCGGATACCGTCGTTGCCGGAACTCCTCCTGCCACCGAACCCTCGGTGAATTGGTGGTCTGCCGTCGCCGACGGGACGTCTATTCGATGCATGTGTTCAAAACCTCGCTTGATCGAGTTGCCGGTCAGCCTGCCGTGTAGCCGACGAGCGCTCGCGGATCTTCGACGGGCCGAAACTCGACCGCGCCGATCTTGACCACCAGGTCGCCAGAGGCGCCTTCCGTGGTATTGCCCAGGACGATGTCGACGCGCCAGCGGAACGTCGGGTTGGCCGTGGAGACGCGGATAGCCGGGGTTTCCAGCAGCCCTTTATATGTCCGGTTCGGCCAGCGGACCGCCGGCGTCGTGTACTGGTCGGGGCTCATGTCCGAGACCGTCACTCCCCCGGTCACGTCCCACAGCGTCAGGGTCACGCCCCGGATGTAGGCGTGCGCACTGATCTCCACCTCGCACGACGCCTGCAGCCAGGTGTCGACCGGGAACGTCGTGGCCATGTCGGCGTTGGCGGTGCGGAAGCGGGCGGTCGTATCCGTGCTGCCGGGGGTGATGGTGATGACCTGATACTCGCCGCGGCCGTCGGCGCGCGCCTCCTTGCTGCCGACGACGGCTCCGCCGCCGCTGACCAGCTCGATCCGCATGTTGTTTGCGACGGTACCGGTTGCGCCGGTCACCGAACCTCCCGTCCCGAGGCAGAACGGGTTGCTCAGGAGGTTCCCGAACGGGTTGTTGGCCGCGCTGTACTGGTCGTCCTGCGCCCACACGCGCGGCTGGGCCGGCGGCAGGATGTCGGCCAGGAAGTTGGCGAAGTCTTCGCCGACCGCCACGCCGCCAGGGGGCGCCTTGTGCAGGCCGTCGTTGGAGTAGCCGGCTTTCGGGACGACGTAGGAGCCTGTCAAATCGGCCCAGGCCCCGTTCCAGTCATAGAGCCAGCACGCCTCTCGTCCCTTGCAGAAGTCGCGAGAGCGCTGGTTGATCCAGGCGGCCTTCTGCCGCTTGACGTCGCCGCCCGGCCATTGAGCGATGCTGCGCGCCAGGATCGGCAGCAGGACCACCGGGATGCCCAGGCCCAGGTAATACTCCGCCATCGCCTCGCGGGCGTCCTGGATCTCCGTGGCGGTCAGCGTAGCGATATCGTTCGTGCCGCCGTCAATGACGATCATGTCGCAGTCGACCGCCGCGGCGAGGAACTCCTTGCGGGCTGCGATCTGCACAATCGTCTGGCCGGACACGCCGGCATTCAGCCCCCGAAAATACCGGGTGGCACCCTCGACCTGACCGGGCTCCCATCCGGTATAGACGCTCGGGTCATACCAGACCGGGGTGAAGAAGCGCCCGCGTGAAAAGAAGCGCGCCCACGAGATCCAGCCCCGAGACGAGTGCGAGACCTGGCTGCTGCTCGACTGGATGTTGTTCTGGATAAGGCTGGTGCCGATGAAGCCCAGGCGCACGCCGCGCCGGAAACCGCCGCCCCCACCGCCACCTGCCGCCGAGATGGTCACGACGCCGGTCGTCGGGTTGACGTCGAGGCTGACGTTGCTCCCCTGTGCGATCGTCGCGCCGATTATCGCCCGCATACCGGCCGCCACCGCCGCCATCTCGGTAAGGGGCTGCGGCGAGCCATCGGCCTGGCCGACCCAGACTTGCCCGTCTGCGAGGTTCGTGGCGAACTCGCCAACAAGCAGCGTCGTCGGTGCGACGCCGCTGGTGGTTTTGCGGCGATGCTGGTACCGATCAGCCATCAGAAAGTGCCTCCATCATAGATAGTGCCGGTGGCGGCATCGAAGTCGCCGCCATCGATCACAGTTGTCGTGGCGGCCTCAAATTCACCGCCGTCGATGATCGTGGTCGGCGGCAGGCCGTTGTCGTTGTCGTTGTCGAGCAGGATCAGCTGGCCATTGCCGCCGCCGTCGGTGATCGGGATGCCTTCCACCGTCTCGCCCAACCAGTTGCGGACCAGGGCCGCCTTGGCGCAGTTGGTCACGATGACGCCACGGGCGGCGCCGTCGGCCGAGCAGCCTTGCATCCGCAGGTCGCCAATGCCGCGGAACTCGAAGGCGTGCTGGCCCGGCACGTAGGCCATGTCCTCGACGTCGTTGCCCTTGCAGATCAGCTTGGGGAGGTCCCACACGACGACGGGGCCGCACTCGCGGAAGGTGTTGCGCTTGAGGATCAGCTCGTCCCAGTAGCTGTTGCCGTCGTAGTTCTCGACGTCGAGCGGCTCGACGGCGCGGATCACCAGGTTGTCCGAGAACTCCACCCGGTTCGCATGCTGGTTCGGGTTGCTGGTGTTCACCTTGTAGTGGCGGAAAGCGATCTGCACGTCCTGGATGGTGTTTTTCCGCAAGACGGTGTCCCGGCTGGACGGCGACACATCGAGCGCGGCATGCAGGGCACCCAGGTAGCCTGAGATCCAGTTGTCCTCGATGACCGTGTCGTGGTCGCCGATGATGTGGGAGGTATTGCCATTGCGGATGCCGCCGCCGTTCGTGACGCCAGGCGAATGCCGGTTGCTGCGGGTGATCGTGTTGTGGTGAATCCAGGTCTTGACGCTGTTCGCGCCGTGCACGTCGATACCACTGATGAAGTCATCGCCGCTGTAGTTATGGGCAATCTCGTTCAGGGTTCCGGTCTGTACCAGGTAGTTATGCCGGCAGCCCGTCGCGTGGCTGTGCTTGATACTGCAGAGGGTCGAGTAATACAGCGTCAGACCGTAGCCTTCAGCCGACTCAAACCGATATGCGTCTCGCACTCGCGCATTGATGATGTGGCAGTCGTAGCTGTAGCCGACGCGTACCGCCGCGCCGATCCGTCCCGCAATGCCGTCGATCAGATCCGCCTGGATCGTACAACGGTCACCGTAGTTGATAGCCAGTGCCGAGTTGCGGCGGTTCGGCTGCGGGGCAGCCCACGACATGCCGGCGCGCAGGATGATATGCGAGTTGACCACCGGGGCCATGACGGCAACCCCGGCACCCCAGGCGATGGGGAAATCCCTCTCCAGGTGGCGGTCGAAGGTCAACGTCTTGGCCACCGGATCGACCGCCACGATCCGGGCGATTTCCATATTGCAGGCTGAGCGCAGGTTCGATGCGACAGGCGCCATCATGTCGGCTTCGGTCCTGGCGTCGCTGATGTAGCAGAGCTGCCCGACAGCAAAGACGTCCGTGCTGGCGACGGTGACCATATGCGGGCGCTCGCCCGGGGCCACGTCAACGGTCAGCGCGGAAAATGCGGCAATGGAGATCGTGGTCCCGGTCGTCCAGTCCGACGGCCATTCGCTGCCCGGATAGGCCGGCAGGAATGTTTCGTCCGGCTCGTCCGCGCACGTGATGTCATCCCCGTTGATCGCGATGACGGTGGTGACTTGCTTGGTGAACGCTTTGCCGTATCGGTCATTTTCCCCGCGCACCACGATCTTGTCGTCGAGCTGCAGGAACGCACCTTCCCCGGCACGCAACGGCAGGACCATGCGGCCCTCGGCGTCAACGGTACTGGCCGAGCGCAAGGCCAAGTTGTCGTTGACCATGCCTGGGCGCTTCACCTCCAGCAGGCCGCCGTTGATGCGGATCATCTCGTCCGGCCCACAGAGGATCGGGCTGCGGAAATCCAGGGTGAAATGGCTCGTCTCGACGGGGAGCGGGCGGTTGATGTAGATCGGATCGCCGGGGTTCTGCGCGGCGATGATCAGTTGACCGCCTTCGGGCATCGACTCGATCGCGGTCAGGATGGTACCGGTCTCGTCGATGCCGAGGCCGCCGACGACGCCGAACCAGGTGGCGTAGACCGGGCCCTCGTACTGTCGCCTCCACCGGCGCCCCTGGGCATCAACGATGAGCGTGCCGTTGTTGTCGGCGCTGGTCGTGTCCCCTGCGCGGTGCTGGAAGAAGCCGGTGATGCCCGGCTTGAGAATGCGCACGATCGACAGGGGGCCGGTGTATGCGCGCAGCGCCGCATAATCCTGCAGCGCGGCAGCGCTGTCGACGAGGGCATTGCCCTTGTCTTTCAGCCACTTCGCCAGCGACGGGATGAGGCCGCTCAGGGTCTGCACTTCGGTCTGGTCGTCGCCGTTGGCGACGTCGAACATGATCTGGCTTGCCGGCTCCGCCTTCAGCACAGCCTGGAGCAGCCGGTCATTGAGATCCGCCGGATCGCTCATCCTATGTCCTCGGGAAGTATGAAGTTTGCGTAGTGCCAGAGCCGGTCGGACAGCAGGTACGCCTGCTGGATCTCGAGCGCGCCGTAGCCATAGAGCACGATCGTGTGGGCAGGCTTGAGCTGGTCGGTCTTGCACTCGAGGGTGTCGTTGCCCCAGGTGCGCAGCGGCTCGCCGGCAGCGGACAGGCCGGCGCGGAAGGCGATGACCGTCGTCTCGTGCGTGTTGAGCCGCCAGGTATGAACCCAGTCGCCGCTTGTCAGCGGGTCGCCGGCTTGCGACATACCGGCGCGAAAGGGCCGGAACTCGCTGATGTTCACCTCGTAGCCGAGCGCCCGCGCCACCTCGATGAAGTAGGCCGGGCTCTGGCCGCCGGTGGCCGTGAGCTTCGATATCAGGGCGTTGCGACGCCCCTGCAGGGTCGTCTCGAGCGTGCCGGTGCAGTTGTCCGGCAGACCGGCGACGCGCTCCCAATCCGCCAGCAACTCACTGGTACTGAGCGGGTTCGCCTCGATGATCAGGCGTTCGCCCCGCGCATCGATGCGTGCCAACTCCTGCGCCATGCCATCGAGCAAATCCTCGAGGTGGGTACCGTGCTCGCGCGGGAAGGCGATCCCGGGCGGGAGCAGCGCTTTCAGCTGCTCCCGGTATTCTGCAGCTGTGCGCGGCATGATGACTTCCTAGAGCGCCTGGAACGTAACCGTGCCGAGCACAGCCATTTCCCCGGCCGCATGCGTGACGTTCGCGCCCGGCGTGATGATGGAGTTGTCGCCCTCGCCGGCGGCGATCGATACGGCTTCGCGCAGCCGGCTGATCAGGATGGTCCCGCCAGGCTGGGCTTCGCGAGTGAGCAGGTCCTGCAGCTCGGCCAGCACCGCCTGCTGAACGCTGGTGGTGTTCGGGTCGAGCGCGATGGTCATGTCCAGCGGCGTAGCCGTAGGCGCGGCGACGAACACCTCGGCGGTGACAGGCCGCCGCCTATCGATATGGGCCTGCACCTCGGCCACCTCGGCGGCATCGGGGATGATGCTCACGGGGTCGTCGTCGTTGACGAACAGCACCGTCACGGTGCCGGCCCCCAGCTGCATCGGATAGACCCACACACGCGTGACGCCCAGCACTTCCAGCGCCCACAACACATAGTCAGCCTCCGCGCCGCCCTGGGGCGGGTTGCGGATGCGCTGCAGCAGGCGGGCGAGCAGGCGCTCGTCGCTCTCGACGTCGTCGCCGCCGGTGATACCGCCGGCCGCCACCGCCGCGCTTGATTGCGCGCCAGCGATCGGCGAGATCAGAAACACGCTGGTGCCCGCCGCCAGGTTGCCGTCCGTGCCGGCCACGCTCGCCTCGACGGCGACGGTGGCCGAACCGCCGGCGATGGTTGCCGCGGCCTGGGTGGCGTACTGCACGCCGTCCTGGCGCTGGACGATCGTGCCCGCCGGGATCGCCGCACCGTTCGTCCCGGTGAACGTGACCGAGCCCTCGGCGAAGGTCGCCGCGTTGCGGGTGATCCCCCAGATCGCCGCCCAGCGCTGCAAGTACTCGCGCTCGGCGGTATCCGGCAGGGCCTGGCGCGCGACCCAGTCGATGTATCCGTAGAGCAGGTGCGCCGCGCCGGCTTGGGCACGGCCGATGATCCCCAGCAGGGAGCGGCGCAGCACGGCGCCGGCGACCCCAGGGAGACGGGTGCCGATGTCGGCGACGACGCGGTCGATGATCTCGGCCAGGGAGGGTCTGGCGAACGGCATCAGGCGGCCCTCTTGGCGGCCTGGGCCGACCACTCGTAGTTGTACCGGTACTGCACCCGTTCGCCCTGCGGCCTGTAGAGGTCGACGACGATCAGCATCCAGCCCATGGAAAGGTGCGACGCCGCCACGTCGATGCGGGTGGCGACGCGATCCTCGATCATCCAGGCCAGGGCGTCGCGGCAGTATTGCTCGGCCCGCGCCAGCGTCTGCGGCAGCTGCTTCTCGCGCGCCAGCAGCCAGAGCAGCGACCCGGTCCGGTCGCCCTCGACGAACGGCTGCACGTCGCCCCAGTAGCCGCGCAGGTCGTCCTGCGGCAGCTCCGGCGGAATCTGGTCCGGCTCGGCCCGGCGGTCGGTGAACAGGCTGATGATGACGGCGGTCTCCAGACCGTCGTCGCGGGCCAGGTCGAGCCCGTCGAGCAGCAGGTCGCCGCCCGCCTCCGTCATGACAAGCGCAACGTCTGCCATCAGTTCGGTGCTCCCGTCGTTCCGCCGCTGTCGCCCGGGTGGGTGTGGGTGCTGCCCACGTCTTTCCCGTTGTTGGTGAGCGTTCCGGTGATGGCCACATTGCCGGCGATGGTCACGTTCGGTGTGACAATCTCCAGCGCCTGGACCGCCGTGATCTGCACGCGGTCGCGCAGCAGCTGGATCTTGTTGCCAAGGTCGTCGTACATGGCCACCTCGCCCGGCTGCAGCTTCAGCCGGTAGCGGCGGTCGTCCACCACCAGTGCGATCCCCTGCTCGCGGTTGCCAGCGACGAACGCGATGGCCGCGTCGGCGCCCGGGTGCGGGTGCGCAGTGAACCCATAGTTCTGCATCCGCTCGACCCCGTCGCGCAGCTCGCCGCGCAGCAGCTCAACCTGCAGCGTCTGGCGTGCGGTGCTGTCGCTTACGGCGCGCAACACCCCACGGGCGAACGCCATCATCACCCGGTTGCCCAAGGTGCGAATCTGTTGCTGCATGCTCACTTCTTCTTCTCCTCGCCGAGGGCCTCTTTCCACAACTTGCCGTCGTCGTCTTTCTTGCCGGCCTTCTTGGCGGCAGTGCTATCCGGCGGCTCCGGCGCGAAGGCCTGCGGGCTGACAATGTCCAGCTTTGCCTGGGTCCCGCCGTCGTCGCGGGTGAACGTGACCTGGCGGATCATCATCTCGCCCTCCATCCGCAACCAGGACGAGCGGACAGTGATCAGCATGTTCGGCAGCCACAGCGGGCCGCCCGGGTACTGGCGCCACCCCTGCACGGTGATCGAGGCCGTGGCCGATTTCCCGATCCGGGTGTTCGCTTCCCAGGCGGCACGATCCTTCGCGGCGTTCGCCGTGCCATCTGCCTCGGCGATGACCAGCAGCGGCCGATAGCGCTTCACACCGCTGTCGGTCACCGCGCCCTCGATGTGCGCCTCGGCCTCGCCGTCGGTCGCCTCGCTCCAGGAGGTCTGTGCCTTCACGGTGTATTGGTTGAAGCGCTGCGAGTGATCGATCGAGCCGGATGCTTCCTTGATGTTCTCGCCCTGCACCAGCGCCACGGAGGCGCGCTGCGTGCCGGCACGGGTCAGCAGCAGGCCGCCGGCGCCATCCGGCATCGCCAGCAGCTTCCGCTGCCGGGCATAGCGCTCGATCGCCTCGAATGCGGTCTCGCCCTGCTGGAGCTTGATGACCTGGAACGGCTCGCCGACCGGAACGTCCGCACGCACTGCGATGCCGAACGGCTTCGCGATGATCTGCGCGAACTTGAGCAGGTCGATGTTCTTCCACTCGTCGGGGCTGTGCACCGCCGAGCAGTCGATCAGGTCCGCCGTCTTGTCGCGGCCCTGGATGTTGATGGTGTGGGTTTCCGGTCCATACGAGGGCCGGAAGATATCCACGTAGCCGATCACCAGCGGCACGCCGCCCAGGCGTACCTCGCAGGCGTCGCCCGGCAGGATCGGCCAGGGCTCGACCTGGGCGGCCATGCCGGCGCGCCCTTCCCAGCGCTCGGTCAGCGTGACGGTGAATGCGCTGCTTGCCGCATCCATCGCCCGGGTAACGCCCAACTCTGTCCAGCCGGCATAGGACAGGCCGTTCACGCGCAGTTCGAGATCATCCATCCGACAGGACCTCGAGCTGCTGGCCGCCCGGCAGGAATCCCGGGTGGTGCGGCTTGTTGCGGCTCACAATTTCGTCCGCCCGGCTGGCGTCGCCATAGAGCTTGTACGCCACCAGCAGCGACGGCAGCGTCGCCGGCGGTGTGTACTCGATCAGTTGCGGCAAATCCACCTCGGGCTGAGGGATGCCGCGCGCCACCTCCGTGCGCAGCGCGCCGAGCGTCACATAGGCCTCGTCGTTCCCAGTGCGCTCCATTTCCGTGTCGATCAGCTCGACCAAGGTCTGGCGCGCGCTGTTCGCATCCTGATAGCTCGGATAGTCGACGGAGACGGCGGCCCGGGCCGCCGCCGGCAGCGATACCTGCCGCACCAGCTCGTTGAGCGCCTCATGGTTCATGGCCTGCTGCCGGCGGCTCGGGGTATTGGTCAGCCCGCCGTAGGGCGCCGACACCTGCTCCATCAGGCCGACGAACAGAGCCCCCGCATTCTCGCCATAGGCATCGCTCGCCAGATCGACCATGTCGATGAGACGGCTCGCCAACTGCTCGGGCTGTTGCACGATCGACATGGCATTGTCCGCCAGGTTGCGCAGCGCGCGGCTGAACGACGCCGCCGCCTCGAGCTCGCCGGCCAGGTTGATCCCCCCGGGCGCGCCCAGGAAATCCGTGATCACCTGCAGGCGCTGCGTCGCGGCCTCCAGCACGAAACCGGGGAATCCATCGGTGATGAATCGCTCGACGAAGCCCGCCTGCGCGGCAGAGATAACCGAGTTGCCGGCCCGGCTGATCGCGTTGACGCTGTCGGTCACCGCGCGCGGATAGGACGCCTCGCCCGCCTCGAGGAAAGTGATCGACACGCGACACATGCCGCCGTTCTGACTGGTCTCGCTGACGCTCAGCCCACGGCAAACGACGGTCAGCTCTCCCCGGTACGGATGCACCAGCTGGCCAGGGCCGGGCGTTTCGCACGCCTCGATCAGGGTGTCTCGCTCGAGGTGATAGTTCTCGCCGACCAGATAGCCAGTGACCGTGAACTCCCGGGCACGGCGCCCAAGATCCTCGGTGTAGGGCACGTCGCGCAGCGCATGTTCGTGCACGGCCTGCCGGCGGCCATAGGCGCTGTCGGCGGACTCGACCTTGAACGTCGCGCCGCGAAAGGATGCGGAGCGGTACATGTCGCGCCAGGTCACGGAAGGCTCCGATTAGGGGGCGGCCATCGCGTAGCCGAGGTTCGTGTCGAACTGAGCGCCGCGGCTGCCCTGCGTCTGCACGCGAGTCCCCGGCGGCAGATTGTTCATGTCCACGCGCACCAGCACCTCCTGCGGCTCGTTGCGCACGGTGGCCGCCGCCTCACGGCCGATCTCGGCCGAGCGGCGCCCGATGTCCGTCGCGGCAGCAGCGGTTCCTGTCGTCTCGGTCGCTCCGGCCGCAGGAGCCGCAGCCTCGCGCCCGATGCCCGACGCGGCGGTAGCGGCTCCTGTCGTCTCGGCCGCTCCAGCCGCAGGAGCCATTGCGCCCCCCTCGATGCCGAGCAGCCCGCGCATCCAGTCCGGCAGCGCGCCCTTGACGGCCTGCGCTGCGGCAGAAATCTTCTCGCTCAGGATGGCGGCGATGTCCCAGCCGGTGAAGTACTTCACCAGCCCGTTGAACGCCTCCATGATGAGAGCCACCGGGTTGTACTCGCGCCAGGCCGCCAGCAGGCCGAGCAGGAAGTTGTCCTGGAACGCGGCCCGCACGTCCTCGAACTTCTGCGTCCACCAGGCGCTGATCTGGTCCCAGTTGCGCACCAGCAAATATCCGGCAGCCGCCACCGCAGCCAGGCCAGCGACGATCCAGCCGATCGGCGTGGCCAGGATTGCGGTGCCCAAGCCGTAGATCGCGGTACCCAGCGCATAGATGCTGGTCAGCAGCCAGCCACCGATCATGGCGCCCAGCACGCCCAGCACCACATTCGCGCCGCCGAAGGTATCGACCAGCCAGCCTGCCGCCTGGACAACCGGCTGAATGCCGGCATAGAGATCGCGGAACAGGCCGACCATTTGGTCGAGTCGCTGCGGCAACTTGTCGGCAAAATCCTTGGCGAACGCCTCGATCCGTGGTCGGTACTGCACCAGGATCTTGGAGAACTGCTGCCCCAGCTTCGCCAGCTCCGGCAGCACCGCCGCGGCAATCGTGTTCTTCACCCCGATCAGCGATGCCTGGAACACGCTCAATTGAGCGTTGAAGTCGCTCGCCGCCTTGACTGTCTCGGAACTGAGCACGACGCCCAGCTCGCGGGCCTCTCCGCGCAGTTGCGCGACACGCTCGGCGCTCACGCTGACGAACTCGGCCAGCTGCTCACCGCCCTGACCGCCGAACAGCTCGTCGACCAGCCGCTGCCGCTTGGCGACGTTGTCCACCTTGCGCAGCTGGGTCAGCACCAGATCGAACAGGGCCTCGGTGTTGCCCATCGTGGCCTTGATCTGCTCGTCGCTGAGCCCGATCCGCTTGAACGCCTCCTCCGCACTGCCTCCGCCGGTCACGGCGTATTCGTCGGCGCGCAGGCTCAAATCCTTGAGGCCATCGAGCAGTGCATCATTCTCGACGCCGTATGCCTTGGTGGCGTACTGAAGCTCCTGCAGGGTCTCGACCGGGACGCCGAGACGCGCCGAGAACTTCCGCACCTCGCCCCCGGCTTCGGCTACCGAAGCCCCTATGCCGATGATCGCCGCCGACGCGGCCGTTGCCATCGCCGCGATACCGACGCCCACGGTCGCCACACGTTTGGCGAGGTCGCCGACCGCCGTGCCCACGTTGCGAAACGACTGCACCAGCACTGGCAGGCCGCTGCGGTTGGATAGATCGAGGAGGCGGTCGCGGATGCCACCGGTAGCCTGGCCGATGCGGCCCAGCATTCCGCGCAGCGGCCGGGTGACCTGGTCGACGGCGCGGATGATGATGTTCAGCGGGTATTGCTTTTCTGCCATGACACCCATTCCTCTGCGCGCTCGAGCCAGAACGTCAGGTCATCGAGATCGAACTCCCACACCTCGGAAGGCTGGATTCCCATCACCTTGACGGCGACGGTTACTGCCTTTGTCCAGTCCCGAGGTGCCTGAACAAAAAATCGTTCGCCTCCTGGATGACGACCGACTGGTCCTCCTCGGCGAACTCCTCGAGCACGGCGACCGGATGCCCGATCATCTTGGCGCCCAGGTCGATCAGGGTGCCGAAGTCGAGGTTGACCGACACCTCGCCCTTCGCATCCGCGCCGGCGCGGAGCGTGCAGTTCCGCAGGTGCTTCAGCTTGCGGGTGATCGTCACCTGCGTGATGGTTTCGCTCCCGAACTGCACCGGCTCGGCCAGGGTATGAACGCGCTCTTTCGCCATCAGCGGATCTCCTCGCCGGACAGACCCTCGAAGCGGAACGCGCCGTTCCCCTCCTCGGTGTTGAAGGTGCCCTCGGAGGCGTACCAGGCGTTGCGCAGGACGACGACCTTGCCGTTCGCCAGCTCCAGGGTGACGGTGGCGTCGGTCAGGTTCTGCAGCGTCTCGAGGCTGATCTCGCGGCGATCGCGGATCTCGCCCTCGATGAACGGGATCTGCGGCGTTTCGCTGTAGCCGTGGACGCCGTCCGGGCCGACCAGGCCTGCCCGCAGCGGCTGGCCCAGGTTGTAGGTGAAGTTGCCGACGGCGTTGTAGATCTCGCCGTCGACCTTGATGCTGATGGTTCCGCCGAGGCGTGCCATTGCTCGATTCTCCGATGCAGGAAGTTCGGCCCGTTACAGGCGGAACTGGACTTTGTTCGCGATGATCCGCAGCTGGTTGACCAGGTCAGGCGGAAGCAGCATGTCCAGGCGGTTCGGGTCGCTGGCGTTGCGCTCGGCGACCAGGTTGGCCTTGAAGTCGTCGATGTTCTCGACGAGGCCCAGGTCCTCCCACTCGCGGAACTTGGCGAGTGCCTCGGCCTTCATGACCACCGGCGTGACGACGGCCTGGCCGCTGCCGTAGCGGGTGCCATCGTTCGCCAGCTTGTGGCGGGGGTATTTGCGCAGGATGTAGTCGCGCCAGTCATGGCGAATGAACATCAGCGTGAACAGCGTCTCGCTGTCCAGATAGCTGGTGTCGTTCCCGCCGGCCGAGTTGGTCTTGTAGGTCGTGATCAGGCGCTCGACCCGCATGACGCCGCCGGCATCGACCTTGGTGGTGGCGATGCCGTCGAACAGCAGCAGGTTCCGCTCCTCGTTGGTGAAGCGGTCGGCCGCGGCCGGCGGTAGGCACCAGGCATAGCCCAGGTTCTGAATCGGCCGCGCCGGATCGATCGCAGCGTAGTAGGCGGCGATCGCCATGGTCTCGGCGGCCTTTTCGTAGGCCGGCATGGGCTCGCTGTTCGCCATGACGATGGTCAGGTGCTGGCTGTTGCGGCTGTCGCCCAGCGTACCCAGCGTGCCCTGGGTGCCGCGTGCGGCGGCGAACGCATGCATCTCGATCTCGCGGCTCCAGCCGAACCGGCTGGCCAGCTCGGTCTCCAGTGCCGCCAGGCTGGCCGCGTCGGTGTAGGGCATGCCGAGGACCTGGAACCACTCGTCGCCCAGCGCGGCCAGCGCGTCGGTGATATCCGGGTTGCCGGTACCGCCGGACAGGACGGTGATGGTCAGGGTGAGCCCGGCCGGAAGGGCCTGGCCGTCGTAGTAGTTCACCCGCAGATCGAGGGTGTTCCCGGCCTCGCCCTTGTGGCGCGCGGTCACCGTCACGGTTCCCGTGGTGGCGGTGGCCGTCACCGGCATATCGATCGCGGCGTTGATGGCAGCCGCCACAGCAGTGGCCACGGAAGCCGGCGTGCCGCCGTTCGGCACCCCCACGTTGACGCGGCGGCCGGCGATCATCAGGTGCAGGGTGCCGGCCTCCGTCGCAACGGCACCGAAGGCCAGCGCACCGGTCGCGGCGACACCCTCGGCGTTGTCGGCCACCGGCATGACCTGCAACTCGGTGAAGGTGTCCTGCGCCAGCACGGCGCGCACCATGCCGGCCAGCATCGAGCCGGCACCGAACAGCGCGTCAGCCTGGGCCTCGCTGGTCACGCGCACCAGCTGCTCGGCGGCAGCGGATCCAGCAGCCAGCTTCTGGCCGATCAGCAGGCGCCGGTAGGTGACGGCCTGCGGGCCGCCGACGGCCTTGCTGTTGTCGATCTCGCCGTAGACGCCCGGCTTGCGCAGCGTTCCCGGCCCCGGGATGGTGTTGAAGCTCATGGCCATTTAGTTGCCCTCTTCCTGTGCTGCGGCCGGCGTGGTGGCCGGCTTGACCTCGATCACGTCGCCGGCTTTCAGCTTGCGGCGCCAGTAGCTGCTCATCTCGACCGGCTCGCCTTCGGCGGCCAGCGGTCGGTAGTCGGCCGGGTGGCGCACCAGGCGCCCATCTGCCGGCCTCAGCGTGCGGCGGTCGTTCATTGGTTCAGTCCTGTGAGGTGGGTGTTCGCCCGGTCGGCCGGATCGTCCTGCTCGCCGGCCAGGCTGTAGTCGGTGTGCACCGTGGCCAGATCGTCGAGCGTCTCGTTGAAGTCGGGGCCTGGCTGCTCGTCGAGGTAGTCCGCGTCGAAGATGATGCGGCAGGCGCCGATGACGGTTTTGCCCTGCTCGCGCAGCACCATCTGGGTCTGGCTGTAGCGCAGGTCGCTGGCCGTCCCGTCGAGCGTGTCGTCACGGAGCAGGATGAGCTCTACCTGGCGCGCGATCTCGTCGAGCACGTCGTCGAGCGCCTCGTCTGCTTCGCCCTGTATCTCGATGGCGAGCTGCACCGTGCGCCGGTACTCGCGCGGGGCGGCGTTGTGGATCTCGCCGGCCTCGTCCATGGTGTAAACCGATATCGCCGGCAGCTGGTTGTCCCAGTCGTTGACGATGAACGGCGCCACCCGGCTGGCGTAGACGCTCGCGCCGACGCCGGTGTTGCCCATGAGCAGCTCGACCGCCTTCTTGCGGATTGCTGTGCGCGGATGCGACACGATCACACCTTCTTCAGAACGATCAGCGCCCCAGCGACGCCGTCAGGCTGCACGTCGTTGATGCGATAGAGTTGGCCGCGCACTCGGACGCGGTCGCGGGGGGTCGGCTCATTCGGCAGGTCGGACAGCCGCACGCCCAGCACCGGGGTGGTACTGGAAACCGGCGCCTGCGTTTCCGGATCGATCTCGACGTGCGCGGAGTCGAACACGGCCTGGGGCAGCCCGACGCCAGGCTCGACCCCATCGGTGAGCCAGTGGACCGAGGGCTCGGAGAACGTGCGAACCGCGACGCCCAGCATCCGGTTGGCCATGCTGCTCCAGGCCATGGCTTAGGCCACAGCGGCCGGAGCCGAAACGCCGTTGAGCCGCACGCGGCCGACAGCGGACGGGTTGGCCGCGACCTCGGTGGCCACGCCGACCAGTACCAGGCCAGCCGTGGAAGCGTTGGTCAGGACGCGGGTGCTGGTGTTCATGTAGACCGAGTCGCCGACTGCCCAGGCCTGTGCGCTGGTCTTGTTCAGCGCGAACACACCGCACAGCTTGAGCACGACGGGATCGCCCGCGGCCTCGGTGGTGACGGCGACGCCGATGATGCTGCCGACCTTGTAGAGCTCGCCAGAAACAGTGCCGCCGGCAGGCGCCGGCACGGTGATGCAGTCGCCGGGTTGGATGTAGCTTTTCATGATCTCGCCCTCGGAAAGAATGAGGGCCGCCGGGGCGGCCCATCGGATTAAGCACCGGCGTTCTTGTAGGCGCCGCGGTAGTCGATCCAGGCGGCGCCGAACACCAGGCGGGCCTTGATCTCCATGCCATCCACCTCGAAGCCCTCACGGGTTTCGGTGAACACGCCCTGCTCGCCTTCCAGGTAGGCGTATTCGAAGGTGTCCACCACACCCGGCGCGGCGTACAGGTACCACTGGTTGCCGGTGATGCGCGCGTCGACGATCACGGTCAGCGAGGTGTTGCGGCTGTCGTTGATGTCGGTGTTCTTGGCCGGGACGTACTGCGAGCTGGTGAATTGGAAGGCCTCCAGCTCCTTGTCCGGGCCGACCACCAGGAACTCGGGGCCGAGGTTGAGGAAGTGCCCGGCCTTGGATTTCTGCTTGCGCATGGCGGCGCGGGCGGCGGCCAGGGTGGTGGTGTTGATGGCACCGCCGCTGGCGGCAAGGTTGCCGTGGTCGGCATGGAACAGCGCGGTGCCATCCACGAAGTTCGGGTTGCCCAGCAGCAGGTTCCAGACAACATCGGACTCGGTCTGCGCGGCGGCGGCGCCCAGCGCCTGCGGGATGCGGGTCAACGCGGAGAGGTCGTCGTTGACGATCGACTCCCAGGTAACGGCGATGATCTTGCCGAACTTGGCGACCTTGAGCGGCACGCCCTCTTCGCCGAGGGTGCCGTACTTGTACTCGCCGTGCTCGCTGACCTTCTCCAGCGCCGAGATGTCGCCCAGCGCCACCCGGGTGATCTCGCGGAAGTCCGGCACGCTGGTCTGGCGGCCCAGCGGGCGCCAGGTCTGCGGCGCCAGTGCGTAGGCGTCGCGCAGGGTGCGATTGATGGTGCCGCCGAGCAGCAGCGGGAAATCGCTGGTGGTGTGCATGCCAGCGGCACGAAATGCCTGGCGATCGCAGCCCAGCGCGGCGCGCGCCACTTCCTGCGGGGTCATGCCACGGACGTTGCCGCCGACCATCTCGACGGCCTCACGGGCCATGTCGATCAGGCGCATGCCGCGGAACTCGCGGGCAGCCTCCTCCAGCTTGATCGCCGGGTTGCAGCGGTGCAGCAGGGCGTTCTGCATCGCAGCGCGCTTGGCGCCCACAACCGCCAGGTCGACGGTACTGGTGGTGGTCGGCTGGCTGTTGCGGGTATCGCCCTGCCCGGCTTTTTGACGCTCGGCCAGCTTGTCGATCAGCTCGGCGCTGGCCTGCTCGACCGGTACGCCGCGCTCGATCAGGTCCTCGGCGATCTCATCGGCCAAGCCCACCTTGCGCACCATCTGCTTGATGGTCAGGCAGCGCTTGCGTTCGGCCTCTGCCGCTTCACGGCGGATTTCGGCCTGGCGCTGTTCGTCGGCCGCACTGTTCACATCGGGCATATCGGTTTCCTCTTGGGGTTCAGTGGCCACGGCGGCCGGTTGCTCGGCCGGCTGCTCAGCCGCACGCGTCTTGAATTCGGTGGTGAAGCGCTGACCTTGATAATCGGCCGGGCTCTTGGCACTGCGGATCTTGGCGCCGTCGTCGAAGCCGATCGGCACGATCGAGAGCTCCATCGGCTCCCAGTCGGTCGCCCGGTAGGTCGGCAGCTTGTCGTCCTCTTCCTCGACGACGTCGTAGCGGTGCACGGCATAGCCGACGCTGATGTTGCGCAGGATGCCGTCCTTGACGTCGCGGAAGACCTCGTCGGCGTCCTCGCGCTGGCTGAAGCGGACCAGGGCGCGGCCTTCGCCGTTCTCGATCCAGGCGCGCTCGACCACGCCGATCACGTCGCGCAGTTCCCAGGAACTGTGCGCGTTCAGCAGCGGCGCGCCGCTGTTCAGGCGCTCCAGCCGGACGGCGTCTTCGCTGACGTCCAGCTCCTCCATGTAGCTGCCGACATCCCAGGACCAACGACGGCCCTTGGCACCGGTGGTCCAGGTGAGTTCGGCGGTGCGTTGCTCGATGTCCACCGAGCCAGGGCGCACGGCAGCGCGCAGGCTGAGCATCGGCGTCTCAAGCGTCTTGATCGTCGCTTCCGGCATTGTTCTCGCTCTCGTTGGTGGGTTGGGCCGGCGCGGCCGACCCAGGCGACGCGGCTTTACGCGGGTCGCAATCGAGGATCAGGCCCTTCTCGTCGAGCAGCCTGTTCGCCTCGGCGATCTGTTCGGCGTGACGGATCGGATCGGTCACGCCCAGCTCGCGCAGGGCATCCGGCCAGCTGGTCAGGCCGTTGCGGATGCGCTCCTTGACGTTTTCGGTTTCGGCTTTCGGGTCCACCATGTCGCGGCGCGGCGGCACCCACTCGGCGCGCACGTCCTCGAGGACGGCGCCGGGCAGCAGGACCTGCGCCTCCATGAACCACTGCCATGTGCGGTCGCACAGCTGCGGGATCAGCATGCGCCACTGCCAGACGTCCACCCGGCGGGCGAAGTGCAGCCAGCCCATGCGGCCACTCGAGAAGTTGACCCCCTTGAGGTCGCCGGTCAGCAGCTCGTAGGGGACACCGAGGCCGACAGCGACGGCGTGCAAGGCCTGCCAGGAATAGGCCTGGTAGCCATTGAAGGTCGGCGGCGTGCCGAAGCTGATTTCCTCGCCGATGCCCAGCTCCTGCACGATGCCGGGTTCCATGCGCTCGATCAGCGGCGCCTGGCCCTTCTTGGGGCTGCCCTGTGTCTCGTCCTTGGAGACGAAGGCCGCGAAACAGGCGGCGATCTTGGCCTGCTCGATGATCGCGTCTTCCATCTCGTCGAAGCTGCGCAGGCGCTGCAGCACCGGGGCCAGCCAGCTATAGCCGCGGGCCTGCCCCGGGCGTTTCGGCAGGAAGACGTGAATCACGTCCTCGGCCGGCACGCGCCTGGAGTCCAGCGTGCGCCAGGTGTTGTTCGCGCCGGGATGCTGGTCATGGAGCCAATAGGCCACCCGGCGGCCCAGCGCATCGAACTCGACGCCCTGGATGATGCGGTTCTGCGTGCCGGCGATGTCGCCGTCCTTGCGCTCATCGAGGAAGTCCGGCTCCAGCACCTGCAGCTGTACGGGAACCGGCAGGCCGTCCGAGGAGTAGCGGCGGCGGCGGCGGATCAGGCACTCGCCGGCCTCGACCACGGTTTCCATGATCTTGTGCTGCAGGCCGTAGAAGTTCTCCAGGCCGTCGGCATCGCAGGCCAGCGACGCAGCCCATGCGCTCCACAGTTCGCCGAGGCGCTTGTTGCTGCGGCCCGACTTGGCCAGCGGGCGCGGCACGATCCCAGCGCCGACCACATTGTCGGCGATGCCGGTGACGGCCCGCTCGGCATAGGGATTGTTGCGGCGCTGCTCGCGGGCGCGGTTGCGCAGCCGGGCCAGCGCCGGGGCGTTCTCGGCGTTGGCGTCGGCGACCGTGCTGCGCCACCCGTCGTTGCGCCGGCCCAGCGCAGCACCGTCAAAGCCACGCTCGAGCAGCTCCAGCCTCAACTCGGCCTTGCGGCGCTGCAACTTCAGCTCGGCGCGCCGCGCCGCCCGCCGGGGGAACAGCGTGTCGTAGATCCCCATGGTCAGTAGCCCTTGCTGAAACTGGCGTAGCGGCGGCCGCCGTCGTTGTTACTGTTCAGCCCCAGTTCGGTGGCCATCAGCTTGAGGATGCGCATCATCTCGTCGAGATCCCGGTACTGGACGCTCTTGTCCTGGTAACGGACGGTGAGCGCGCCCTCGGCGATGGCGGCCTGCAGGGCGGTGTATTGCTCCAGGGTGTAGGCCATCAGGTGCGTTTCTCCCAATAGGACGAGCGCCGGCGCGGGCGCTCTTGTTCGTTGCCGACCGCCGCAGAGCCGCCCGGCTCTGGCTCCGCAGCCAAGGCATTGAGATCAAGGCCGAACCGTTGCTGGCTGATGCGCAACGCGGCCAAGGCGTACACGAAGCAATCCAGCGCCTCGTTGCGCCGGCCCTGATTGTCCCAGCGGTACTGCTGCACGCCGCCGACGACCTTGAGCACCTTGCTCTCGGAGGTCAGCTGCTTGACCTCGGTCTCGTCACACACCAGGTCGTTAGCCGGCAGGTGGATCACCTGAGGCTGGGTCTCCCCGATTTGGGACTTCGCCACGTCCAGCGGCAGGCGCAGGCGGCTGTAGATCAACTCCTTGGCGTTGTCAGTGCCGACGGTGGTCAGGTACACGCCTTGCTTGTTGCGCTTCGTGGGGAAGCTAGCGATGGGCTTGCCGTAAACCGGCGCGCCGATGATCGGGATCATCCAGAGCACGCCGTTCTTCTTGCTGTCGTCGCAGACCTGGTCCATATAGTGGCCGCCGGCGTCCCAGCACCAGCGCTCGACCTTCATCAGCAGGCCATCGGCCCGGGTGAATTGGCGGTGCAGCTCCAGGTCGCGCTTGCGGCGCAGTTCCTCGCCGCCCGGGTCACCCATCAGCACGAAGCGATAAACCAGCCAGCACTCTTCGTTGGGGCCCCAGGCCCAGATCCGACCCTCGTAGCGGTCGTCCTGGGTGTCGCCGCCGCCGGTGAGGGCCACGGCCTGAGCCGGAATTTCGCCCTGCCAGACCTCGCGACGGCCCAGCAGCACGTCCCACTCGACCCGCTCACCCTGGTCTTCCTCCCAGGTCTCGCCAAGGGTGGTGTTGACGAATGTCTTCAGGTCGCTGCGGCTGCCCTTGGCCTGGAGGAAGTCCTGCACGATTCGGCCCCAGGCCACGAAAAAGCTGTAGGCCGTCCAGATGTGGAAGCTGACCGACTCGGGGGTGGGGATCGGCTCGCCCTCGGCATCGAAGAAATCGAAGCCATCCCGTGTCCAGATGCCGGTCTTCTCGCAGACCCAGCGCGCCAAGCGCTGCGCCTCGAGCGCCTCGGGGTAGCGGATCACGCAGCCGGTGGCCTCGCACACGTACCAGGCGTCCTCCGGCTGGTCCGGGTCCCATTTGATGCCGTAGGCGCAGTCCTTGCCGCCCCACTTCAGGTACTGCTCGGCACCGCAGTGCGGGCAAGGCACGTGGAAGCGCAGCAGGTGCGGCGATTTCTGAACAGCGCCTTCGATCTGGCAGCCACCCCGGTCGATGGGACCGCGCAGCTTCGGCGTGCTGCCCCTAATCGACTTCGGGAAGGTCGATCCCTCCATCCGCTTGTCGCCCAGGACCAGCGGAGAGCCCTCCTTATCGATGTCGTGATCGAAGGCCGCCAGCTCGTCGTAGATGACGGTATCGGCCGAGATCGCCCGGTAGTTCTTCGCGGCCTTACCGCCACGGCACCACAGCTGCTTGCCATGGCTGAATTTCTTGATGTCGAGCGTGTTGTCCCGGTGCTTCTTGCCGTACCAGGGTGCCAGCGCGCGGACGGCGCCGACGTCCCGGATCATTGTCTCGATCTCGGACTTCATGAAGAGGTCGGCGCTGCCGTCGTCTGGCACGAAGAACGCGATGTGCCGGCGCTTGTGCTCGATCTGGTAGGCCGAGGCCGCCAGCAGCATCTTGGAATAGCCGACGCGGGCGGACTTGATCACGTTGACGATCCGGATCTCGTCGTTGCCCATGGCGTTGAGAATTGCCACCTGGTAGGGCAGCGTCTCCCAGCGTCCCTCCTGGTAGGAGGATTCGCTGGATAGGTAGAAGTTGTCATCGGCCCAGGCGACCGGGGTCTGTGGCGCGTCGCGCCGCAGAGACAGCAAGCCGGCCGACATCGCGGCCTGGCAGGCCTCAATCTGCGCTGTCGATAAACTCGTCATGCCACTCCGGTAGGCGATCCGCCGCCTGGGCGATGGTGTTACGCGCCTTGGTCAACTCGCGGCTGATCGAGTCGAGCTGCCCCGGGGTGAGGTCGGGATGGCGGCGGCGCAGCGTCATGACCACCGTGTCGAAGATCGAGCCGGCGGCCGGGATGAATTTGGCGAAAGCGAACGTGATGAAGTCGGCCGGAATCAGCCGCTTCTTGGTCACTTCGTTCTTCAGCTCCTGAGCCTCGGACTGTGCCGCGGTGAGCCGCAGGCGCTCCTGCGTGAGCCGGTATTCGATCAGCGGGTCAATGTCTCCGGAATCGGGGTCCGTTTCCGGTTTGACCTGGGCGTTTCCGAGCCCTCTGAGGTAGCGGATGTACGCCAGCCGGCAGGCGTCCACGTCGAATCCGCCTTTTCCCTTGGAGCCAGGCAGGACGCCGTCTGCAAGGAGATTGCGCACCTGGCGATCGCTGAGATCGAGGTGCTTCGCCACTTCGATCTGAGTTGCCATGCGATACCCACCCGGAACCGGAAACGGAAGTCCTGAAAAATGCTCATGTATAGAGCGAGAACGGGGCGCGAATTACCCGCAGCCGCCGGGGGCCCTGGAAGGACCCAAGACGGGGGGGTCAGCGGTTGGCCGTGGCGAGGGCGTAGTCGAGGGCGCTCCGGAACTCATCCGCGTAGTTCGCCTTCACCATGTTCTCGGCCACCTGGAAGAACGGGAACCGCACTCGATAGCGAGGCGACCGATCAACGAAGACGAACACCGGGCGAACGGCATCGCCCCATGTCGTACTCCGCCGCTCCCACACCCCCATGGTTCCCTCGATCTCCGCAGCGAAGAAGCGATGGGCGTTGCCCTTCTTGCGGCTGCGCCTGCTGCTGCTCGCGTTGGCCTGGTAGCCGCTGACGGTCTCGGCCGCTCCCAGGCCGGACAGGATCTTCATGATCATGCTGCCCTTCACGTTGCCGTGACTGTCCAGCAAGGCGGGCGTGGGCGTGGCGTATTGGCTGGATCGCATGATGCCCCTGGCGATCAGGGCACGCTCGAATCGCTTATGCCGGCGTGTGCCGCCCTGCACGACAGGCTGCAGGTACCGGTCGGCAGGAATCCCCGAGGACCACTGGTCCTTGAACCAGACGTGAGCCTGCAGGTTCTGCTTGGTCGCCGCCTTCACGTAGAGGCTGTTCAGGGTTTGCTGGATCGGGTTGTCGAGCCGCCTGCGCATGACGCTCAGCTCGCCCTTCTTGATGCGCTGCGCCATGCGAGTGGCCGCCAGCGCCATGGCGAACGGGAGCTGTTTGCTCCCCAGTTCGGAAAACGCCCTGGACAGCTCCTTCAGCTCGGGCCGTGCGTCGATCTTCACTACCATTGAGCATTCCCCGCAGCGCCTTTGCCTGCCTCCAGAGCCGCTCCAGCCTTCGCCGGCATGCAGCGCAGGCCATCAGCTTCCCCTCAGAACAGGAGCCAGATTCCCCCGTGTCTTGAGCAACCCAATGGCCAGCACCCCGTGGATGACGATCATCGGCCAGGCCGCTGGCTGGACCACGAACTGGCCTGTCACGATCTCCACGCATGTCGTGAGGCAGGCCATCATCACGATGGTGGCCATGATGCTCACGTCGCGGCGGAACCTCGCCCCCTTTCGCTGGTACGTGAACAGCCGGACGAAGGTGATCACGCACAGGCCGAAGGTAATCCACGTCAGCAGGATGCTAGCCATCGGTTTCCCCCTTGGTCACAACCGAGCCGCGGCGCGCCTTGATGGCTGCCAGGGTCGCGGTTACGACACTTGAGGACGCGACGAATGCGGCCGGCCCAGGCAGATCGATCGGGCCGACACCGAATACCGTCATGCCAGATACCACCGGCGCGAACATGTAGCCGACGATCACAGACACGAGGGACAGGGCCACACGGGACAGGATCGAGAGCTCCGCATTGGCGACGAAGTACAGCACCCCGCCGCACAGGGCACCAATAGCCGCCTCACCATTGATCATCAGGCCAGCACCTATCGCGCCGGCAACTACTACTCCGGCTGAACTCGGCTCGGCCATGCATTAACTCCAGAGATATAGGGCACCGCCATCACCGACAGGGGAATGTGACTGGATCGGGCAGCATTCAAAAAATAAGCATATAAGTATTTCCCTTGTTATTTCCTCGGGAAATTTCCTGACAATACTTATATAAATGCTTATAATTACCTCGCAAACAGCGAGGCAGTCATGAGCACACCTACTAACGTCCAGATCATCAACGGGCCGGATGGAACTCCGGCCTTCGTGGTCATCCCCTATGCCGACTATGTGGCAACTCACCCACGGGAAGACCTGGTGCCAAACGAGGTTGTCGGCTACATGTTCAAGGATGGGCTCACCCCAGTCGGCGCGTGGCGGAAGCACCTTGGTCTTACCCAAGCTGAAGTAGCCTCGCGCATTGGCATCACTCAGGCCGCATACGCACAGCAGGAGGCAGCGTCCAAGCCCCGCAAGTCCACTCGGGCGAAGATCGCGGAGGCGTTTGGGATCAGTGCTGATCTGCTTGACCTGTGAAACGAAAAAACCCCGGCCAGATCGCTCTGTGCCGGGGCTTTGAATTTGGATGCGAGGGACGGACTCGAACCGCCGACCTTCGGGTTATGAGCCCGACGAGCTACCACTGCTCCACCACGCAACATCTTAAGCGGTAAAACCGCAAAGTAGCTGGAAATATACAGTTTTCGCCCGGTGATATCAAGCGGCTAGACAGATTCCCTCCAGCACGCCATCGATCCATGCGACCCCAGCCTTCCAGAGCTGTCGCGTCTTTTCCGCGCCGAATCCAAGTCGGCGACCAACCACGGAAAAGGTAGCGTCCCTGCTGGTGTAGTAGTGCAGCAGCACATCGGCGGATTCGGGGTATCCTCGCCGCAGCCGGCTTACCAGACCATCGATCAGCAGCCCCTCGTCATCGGTGATCATCGGGGTTGGCAGCGTGCTGGCCTGGCACGCGGACACCCCAGAGCCCTGGATAACCCACATTCCCCAATGCTGGAGCAAATCCTCGGTATCGCGCCGTTGAGTCATGCCGCCTTCCTCTCTTCGAATTCTGAAAAACACACCCGCGCCGTCACTGGCCACTACTCCCACGCACCACCACTGTCCTTGGCCACGCCATGTAGGCGTCGATCGCCTTCCTGGCTTCGTCCAGCCCCCGGCACACCATTGCCAGGTACCCTTCCCGCTCCACCTTCTGCAGGAAGGCCCGCTGCGAGTCCGACACCGACGCATCATGCGGCGGGCTGGCCTTAAACTCGATGTACAGCCCGAAATACCCGCCCCGGGCCATCGGCAGCTTGATGTCGCTCACCCCGGCCTTCACCCCCTGGGCCTTCAGCTTCGCCGCCACGGCCTTCAGCCGGTGCCCACCGTTGGGGATGTGATAGGCCAGCTCCCAGGCCTCCGGATGCCGCCAGCGCAGCCAGTTGAACAGCGCCGCCTGCTCCATCCCTTCGTAGTCCATCGAGGGCCGCCGCTTCGGCGCCGCCCGCCCACTCACTGCCGTCGCGACCATTTACAGCCTCTCTTTTTGGAGTTCTCGAAAATCGCTGCACGCCACGACCGGCGCGGCCTGCGCGTCGAACCTCGAAACGGAAGAAACCGCCACCGTACCGCCGTGAATCGCCGCAAAACCACGCTCATCCAGCCACGCATGCCAGCGCGTCAACGCATCCAGCTTCAAGTCGTCGGCACTGGTGTTGATGTAGGTCTGCGCCGCGAAGCCCATCGCATGGTTCAACAGCAGCTCGCCGATCAGGTAATCCACGCCCAGCTCGGCCCAGCCGGTGCGGGCCAGCTTGCGCAGGTCATGGCTCGACCATTGCCCGCCGCCCAGGCTGGAGAAGATCGCGCTGGCCGTCTTGTCACCGATCGGCTTGCCGCCCCGCCCGGGGAACAGGCACACCGGATCGCCGCCCTTCGCCTCCTGGATGGCCCGGTACCGGCGCAGCAGCGCGCAGGCCGGCTCGGTCAGCGGCAGCACATGCTCGGTCCTAGTCTTGGTGTTCTCCGCCGGGATCAGCCAGACCCGCTCGCTCAGGCTGATATGCCGCCAGCGCGCCATCCGGGTTTCCCCCACCCGAGTGCCATGGGCCAGCATCATCGCCGCCAGCATCCCCTCGAGCGGGGCCTGCTCGAAGCGAGCCGCCAGGCTGGCCAGCAACTGACCGGCATCCATCACATGCAGCCGCGCCGCCTTCGGCTTGATCCGCGCCTGGACGAAGTCCGTGAACTTCACCGAGGCCAGCGGATCCTCGGCGATCAGCTCCAGCCGCAGGGCCTGCTTGAAGGCCATCGTCAGCACCCGCAGGATCAGGCGCACATAGCTCGGCGACAGCGTCTCCTGCAGCGGCCACATCAGCGCCTGGTCTACCGTGGAGCGGTTCAGCGTGGCCAGCGGCAGGCTCGACAGGCGCGGCAGCAGGTGGCAATCGATGGCCGACTTCACCGACGTCTTGCGCTTGGCCGACAGCTTGCGGTCCCGCATCACCCGCTCCCGGTACCACTCCAGCAGCTCGCCCACCGTCGACCAGCCACCCCGGCCCACCACGGCTTCCGGATCGGCCGCCAAGCGGGCCAGCACCTCGGGCAGCACCGCCAGCGCCGCCTTCGTGTTCAACTCCGGCCAGCCGGCGAACCGCTTCCACTCGCCCGCGGCCCGCACATCCCAGCTCCCCCGGGTCCGCTCCTCGAGGAAGCGCAGGCGCAGCGCTGGATGCTGCGCCGCCCGCAGCCGCCCCACCTCGGGCCGTGCCGCCTGTCGCCGGATCTCCGCGTCCGACATCGCCACCGTCAGCGTCATGCTGCTCAATCCACCACCCCCAACTGCCGCAACTGCTCCCAGGTATCCCGCGCCAGCTCGCGCAGCACGGCCTGCCGTTCCTGCTCACTCATCGAACGCCGACGCCCCTCCCTTGCTCAGCGCCACCTCAGCCCGCCCAGCCAGCCGACCATCCCGGCGCGCCGCGTCGTACATGGCCCGCAGCTCGTTCAGCGGCTGGTGGCAGTAGCGGCCGTTCTCGCGGGTGAAATTCGTGTAGCCCAGGCGCTGGGCGTGAAACTTGAAATCCGTGTCATGCATCGTGGTTTCCTCGCTTGATCCCCAATTTGGCCAGCAGCGACGCCCGGGCGCCCTGCCCGACCTCTGCCAGCCCTTGCTCGCGCAGCCGCTCCTGCAGCGCCTGCTCGCCAACCCTCTCCGCCCGTTCGGCCGCCGTGCGCGCCCCGTCCCACTCCAGCGCCCGCATGGGCTTGGCCAGCGTCTCGCCGCGCGCCAGGCGGCCCACCAGCTGCGCGTAGGCATTCCCGAACCGGCGGCGCAGCGCATCGGCGCCGCCGGCACCCTGACGCAGCTCCCAGAACCCCACCGCCGCCGCGGCCAGGCGCACCGCCTCATGGCTCCAGCGCCACCCCTCTGGATTCGCGCAGGCCTGCACGGCCTCGCGCCAGGCGGCGTCCTCTGTCGGCAGGCCCAGCATCTCGGCGGTCGGCAGGCACCAGGCCACGAACTGGCCGATGCTCGGCGCGAAGGCCGAACCGCTACGCCGGCACTGCTCGATGCCGAAGCGCACCTGCTCGATCATGCGAATCCCCGAGGCCTGCAGCCCCTTGGTCCAACTGCGCTTGGCCAGCGCCAGCGCCTTGTCGTCCGGCCACGCCTGACGCCAGGCCGGGAAGATCGCCTGCAGCTGGATGAAAATCATGTCCACCACCGCGGCGGTCTGCTCGTCGACCTCGCCGAGCGGCTGGGCGGAAACCTGCCCGGCCGGGAGTGCATGCCCCGCAGCGAGCCGTGTACCGGTCATGGCGACCACGTTCCCGATCTGGATCACAGGTCGTACTCCGTCATGGTCCGCCAGCTCGTGTCGTGGAAATCCGGCCCGTTGGCGCGGCGCTGGCCGCCGGGGAACGACACCACGGCCGCCGGCCGGGCTGCCGCCTGTGCCGCGTCGCGCTTGACCCAGTTGACCAGGGCCGCCAGCCACTCGCGCTCGGTCTTCGCCAGCCCCTTGGCCTCGTGGTGGATCACGAAACCGGCGATAGCTTCGCGGTTGAACAGGTCCAGCGACAGACCCGCCATCGCGGCGCGGGCCTTGAGCTGGGCTTGATCGGGCACCCACTCCAGGTGCATCGGGAACAGGCCGGTGACGGGCGCTGCCTGCTCGGCAGGTGCGGCCTGGGCAGGCTCCTGCTCCGGCTCGACGGGCGCTGCGTCCTCGCCCGCGGGAGTGAGAGGGGCTTTTACCTCTGTATCTGTATCTGTATCTGTATGGTTCAACGTCTGTTCAACGGACGCTGAACGAATGCTCAATGTCTGTTCAGCATCCGCTGAGCGTTCGCTCGACCGACGCTTGGCGGATGCTTTGCCTGCAGCCTTCGCCTTGCCGGATTTGGCGTTCACGGCCTCAAGATCGCGGTCGATCCGCCGGTGAGACCATTCGGTATCTGTCACCTCGAAGAAATCTTCAAGGGTTTCGCGTACTTCCTCCCACTCAGCGAGGGACAGTCGTGCAACGGTCGCCAAGCGTTTGTTCAACGACTGTTCGTCCTTCGCCTTGAAGGATTCGCCGCGCTGCCAGTAGTTGAACATCAGAAGCAGGTACGCACCGTGCTCCAGGGTGGTGAGGTGCGCCGTGTCGGCCAGGTAGTCCGCCACGTAAAGCTGCATGTAGGGGAGCGCGGCCATCAGGCAACCCTCCGCTCGGTTTTATCGTGGGTGAACTGGCCGTCCCAGCTCGCCTTCATCGGAAGCTCGCCCTTCAGGTAGCGCTCATGCAGCCAGATAGCGCCCTTGCGCAGCAGGATCGGCGTGTAGGCAGTAAACGGCTCTTGGCCGTGCGGGAAGACCTGCTGCTGATGCTCGGTCATGTAACGGTCACGTGCGTATGACGCCACCCGCCAACGGGTACCGGACTTGCTCTCGTTGTAGAACCAGCCCTTGGACTCCAGGTAATGCCCTAGGCGCATGACGTTAACCCCATTCAGCCCCTTGCAGAACTGGACCGGGCTCATGCCTTCCTTGAAGAGATTTTGCAGCGCCTCGATCTTGGCGGCCTGCTCCTGGTTGGCGGCCAGCAGGACAACACGCTGCTGCTCGGCCTCAAGGGCCATCTGCAGCAGTTCGAGCCTGGACAGCTCGCGAGGAGTTCCGCCGTAGCTGCCTGTCTTGCGGATGCTCGGCAGTACCTCTCCGGCAACCCATTTCTGCATCGGCAGCGCTACAGGTTTATCGCTGCGCGCCAAGAAGAAGTACATGCCTTGCTCGGACAGGACAGCCATATCCTGCACGCCAGAGGGGGTCACAACGGATGTGACCCCCCGCCACTCTGCCGGGACATGGGAGATGCGCGCCGTCCCGTTCCATGCGTAGCCCAAAGCATCAGAAAGATCCTTGGCGACGAACCACGGCTCTCCATCGACGGTCACGACGCGAACCGCGGCCTTCTCGAAATTGAACAACTGGACTTCTTGGGTCATAATCTCTCCCGCATTGATTTGGCGCCTCAGCGCCGTTGAAGAAGCCGGGCCGTCACCCGGCTTTTTTTTGTCTATCGCCTGCGGAACGCTTGAATCGTTCCCTTCATGGACTTGGGCATGGTTCGACTGGCCAGCTCCTGCTGAAGCCCGTACTTGGCCATTTCAGCCAAACTCAGACCCCGTCTCTCCGCCTCGCGAATCAGTAGCTCCAGGTCTTCGCTGTCGACCAAGTCCTCAAGCTCCATGCCATCGCATTCATTCGGCATAAGCCCTCCTGAGTCCCTGCGCAGTCCCTGCCGGGTCCCTACGCATTCGTTTCAGGCCGCATGGCTGTCGCTTTTAGAATCACTGGCAAGGCTGAGAAGCCAAGACTTCAGGACCTCGCGGGCTAACACGGCCTTGGGCGTCCGATGGATGCGAGCCGCGCAGCGCAAAAGGTCCTCGAACTCGTCGTCCAGAAGGACCTTGGTCTGGTTCACGTGCTTGTGATTGGGGCGAGCCAGATCGCCCATAGGCTTGTATCTGTCTGAGCTGTGGTTCATGGGTGGTTTCCTTGTCGGGAATGGGTTATGCGGCAGTGCGCTTGGGGCGGGCCGGGATCGGTCGAATCTCGTTGGCTTCAATCTGGCCATCTGCATGCACAGTGATCTCGATATTTCGGCCAGAGCGAACCATCTGGGAGACAGCGCTTTGCTGAATACCAAGGGCATCAGCCAGCTTTTGCTGGGTGCCCTCAGTGGCGAGGTATTCGCCAAGGGGGAATTTCTTCATGGGTAGCCACCTCTGCTTTTCCGAAACAGATAGTAGCAATGCTGTTTTTGTCGAGCAAGAACATAGTAGCGAAGCTGTTTGCAGAATTAGCAGCACAGCTAATACAGTGCGCGGCATGAATAAAACCGCACGCAGAGAGCTGACAGACGAAGAGCGCGCCGAGTGCGCACGGCTTAAGGCTGTCTACGAGAAAAGGAAGGCTGAGGCCAAGGACAGGGGCGAGAAGTTAACGCAAGCGGACGTGGGTGATGCTTGCGGATGGAAATCTGGACAAAGCGCCGTCAATCAATACTTCAACGGGAAAGTTCCGCTGAATGTTGAAGCAATTTTGAAGCTTTCCGAGGTGCTTGGCTTTAAGCCTGTGGAGGTGAGTCCACGCCTTTCCGCCGAGATCATCCGCATAGCACAGGCAGCTCCCATGGCTTCGTCGCCACCCGCCGACAACCCCAAGCCCAAGGAGGCCGCTGCGGCAAAGGTTATGGAGATGCTGCAGAAGCACAGGGAGGGACTGAGCGCAGCAGCCCAGCAGCGGATCGCCGATGCCGTTGCAGACTCCCTCAGGGAGCAAGGGCCGGCAACCAGCCAGCCAAGCGACGTGATCATCGCCGACTTCCTGCCCCCTGCCCCGGCCGGTGATGCGATTCGCATCGCGCACTACGACGTCCGGACAGCTCTCGGCAGCGGGCAACTGGTCCCGGACTACCCCGAAATAATGCCGGATCTGGTCGTTAGCAAGCAGCACTTGCAGGAACTGGGCGTCATCTACAAAGACCCATCCCACCTCAAGATGCTGACCGGCTACGGCCAGTCCATGGCGCCCACAATCCAGCACCTGGACCCAATGATCGTCGATGTGAGCATCCGCGAGTTCGAGGGTGACGGGATCTACTCATTCGTCTGGCAGGGTCATTTCTACACCAAGCGCTTGCAGGTAGCCGACGCGGAGCATTTCGAGATGATTTCGGACAATCCGAATCACAAGGACCGGATGATCCGGATCGAGGATACCTACATCCAGGCTCGCGTCCTGCTGGTCTGGAACGCCAAGAAACTGTGAGCGCCGCCTGCGCCGAGCAAGATCCGGATGTAACCCACTCAGTACAACCACTCTCTACGCAAGGAAGCCCCATGCGCTCCAAGCTGTTCGCAGCCCTGCTGCTCGTCCTCGCCTCCCCGCTTGCCTTAGCTCTCCAGTCCGTTGAAGCACCGCGCACCTTCCGCGAGGCCAAGGACATCGCCTGGAAGATCTACGCCGAGCGCCCAGTGGACTTCTACTGCGGCTGCAAGTACGAAGGGAACCGCATCGACCTGAAGAGCTGCGGCTACTCAGTCCGGAAAGACGCGAACCGAGCCGGCCGCGTCGAGTGGGAGCACGTCGTCCCAGCCTGGGTAATCGGCCACCAGCGCCAATGCTGGCAGAAAGGCGGCCGGGATAACTGCACAGATAACGACCCGGCCTTCGCAGCCGCCGAGGCGGACCTGCACAACCTGGTGCCCAGCGTCGGCGAGGTGAATGGCGATCGCTCAAACTTCGCCTTGGGCATGGTCACGGACAAGCCGACCCAGTACGGCCAATGCCAGATGGTGGTGAACTTCAAGGAGAAGACCGCCATGCCGCCGGTTGAGGCACGCGGCCCCGCAGCGCGGATCTACCTCTACATGGCTGACCGCTACAAGCTGCGCCTCTCCAGCCAGGATCGCCGCACCTATGAGGCCTGGAACAAGATGTACCCGGTCAACGAGTGGGAGCAGTGGCGCAACCAGAAAACCGCCTGTGCCATGGGCTGGGCCAATCCCTATATCGGGCCGGTCGACTTTTCCCGCTGCCAAAGCGCGATGAGCCAGAAGGCTGCCCCGATCAAAACATCGGCTCAGGCGACCAACAGCAGCTCGGTCTACAGCTGCTCGACGCGGAAAACGTGCGGCCAGATGAGCAGCTGCGAAGAGGCCAAGCACCACCTGAACGAGTGCGAGAATGGCCGGCTTGATCAGGATGGGGACGGGGTGCCGTGTGAGAGCTTGTGCCGGTAGAGCATCATTGTCTTGCCGGTGCTGAACGTCGTATGCCCGCCGGGCGGGGTCGGGGTGTGAACCGCCAGACCAGCCTGCCCCACGACGAATACCAGCGCCGCTACCGGCAGAACATGGGGAAGCGAGCGAGCTTCCGATGCAAGCATAGAAAATACCGCATGCTTGCATTTCTCTTGACGCACTCCTAGGATGCAAGCACACCACCCCGTGAGATGCTTGCATGTCTAAGAAAGATGAGTCGAAGGCAAAGGGCGGGAAGGCTAGGGCCGAAGCCCTGCCAAAGGCAAAAAGAAGTGCAATTGCCAAAAAAGCTGCAACTGCCCGCTGGGGACTAAAGGCAACTCACAAAGGGAACTTTCAAGAGCATTTCGGGATTGATGTCGACTGCTACGTCTTGAACGACGCCGCTAAGACGCCAGTTATCAGCCGTCGTGGAATGGCTGCGGCCCTCGGCCTGACGGGTAACGGGGGTACGGCCATACCGAGGTTTGTCAGCGGTAAATTTGTTGCCGCTGCCCTGGGGTTGGAAATCCTTCAAAAGGTGGATAAGCCCTTGATTTTCAAGGGGGACATCCCGGGGGTGAACGCCCCTCCGATGGGGGGTGTTTACGGTTATGAAGTGGGTTTACTCATTGATATCTGTAAAGCTCTCGTGTTGGCGAATACCCGCGGCGAACTCCTTAAGAGCCAGGCGCGTATCGTTGCCCAGGCGCAAATAATTCTGGCTGCTTCGGCGAAGGCCGGTATTGAAGGGCTTGTCTATGCCTTGGCCGGTTACGATAGAACCAAGGAAGAGGTTATCGAAGCGTACAAGATGTATGTGCGCGAAGAGGCGCGTGAGTACGAGCGAGAGTTCACGCCGGAACTTTATGAGCAGTGGTATAGGCTTTACGGGCTTGTCAAGCCTGAGCGCGGCCGCCCATGGGAATTCAAGTACCTGACCATTGACCATATCTACAAGCCTCTAGCAAGGAGTCAGGGGAAGGTCTTCAACCTCGCCAAATCGAGCAAGCAGGCAAATGGTGAGAAGGGCGACAAGGTTCACATGTTCTTGTCGGAGATCGGGGTAAAAGCCCTCCGGACTCAAATCGGCAAGATCACAGGCATCGCAACGGTTTCGGACAATCGCGAGCAGTACGAAAAATTCATTGCCGAAAAGATCCACGGACAAGCAAGCCTGGACTTCGGCTGAGCTAACATCAGTTCAGAGCCCCGCCCCGCGCGGGGCTTTTCGTTTCAGCGCTACCGCTTCATCGCCTGCTCATACACGGCGCTACGCTCCCGTTTGCCAACGGCCACCACGACTACCACCACCCGCTCGTCCTCAACCCGGTAGACCAGCCGGTATCCGGCGGACTTCAGCTTGATCTTGTAGCAGTCCTTGAGGCCGTGCAGTGCGTCGCCCGGCACGCGAGGGTTACGGCGGCGCTCGTCGAGCTTTCGCAGCAGCTGCAGACGGATCGCCCCGCCGAGCTTGCGCAACTCCTTCAGCGCCTGGGGCGCCCACTCGACCGCATATTCAACGGCCATGCTCAGTATCGCGCTCGGCCTCGGCGATCAGGTCTTCCAGCGCCACGCGGACGGTCGGCTCGTTTGCCTCGATCCGCTCCCGAGCTACCCGGATCAGCTCCAGATCGTCCAGGCGCTCCATCATGGCCTCGAACACGTCAGCCGGCACCATGTAGCCCATGACGCGATTGTGGTTCAGCACGGCTACCGGAGCGCCGCCAGCGCTGCTCAGCACGGCGGAAGGGTTCTTCTTCAGCTCGGAAACGCTAACGGCGACGTCAGCCAAGATGCTCTGCATAATAAAGCCCCCTATTAAGGGCTTTATTTTGGTCCTTTACTAATTTTTGAGCAAGGCATGGCGGCTTGCTTAGCTCCGGCTTTTCATTTCACCCCTTCGCATACTCCCTCAACCGCGCTCGAAGCCACTCCCTCTCCTGCTCGGCGATCCGGGCCCGCACGCGCCGCTGGTAAATCGCCAGGCGCTTTCTCCTCTCGCGGGGTGTGAACCCGTCCCAGCCATCAAACAGCCCATCGTCGTCGACAGTATCCAGATCCGGGCCATGACCTTGCTGCCCAGCCCCAGGCCTGACTGCCAGGTATCCCCCCACGGCAAGTAGGCAACCGGCGAGCAGAAGAGAAAGGATTGAGTTGATCATCATCGGCGCCCTCCTTGGCAGAATCGATTAACCCAAGGTAGCAGTTGCTCGGGGCTGTGCCATAGCGAGCGCTGAAGATGCCGCCTGGTTCACGCCCTGCGGCCGTCCGCAGCTACTCCCTTCCTACTCGCACCGTCAGAATTGGGCTTCGCCGCCGTCGACCATCTCGAACTCCCGATCATCTGCCGGGGCATCATCGTCCGTTTGGCGCTCCCACTTCAGCGTTACGCTGCCGTCGTCACTGAATGCCATCTCCAGGCCATCCGTCTCGGCCAGCAGTTCCATCACCTCATCCCACGTATCGTCAGGATCGGTGGCTAGCCGGTGAATTGTCACCTGCCGCTCCAGCTGCGCCTTCGGCGTATTGATCATCGACGAAACCCGTAGCCCCAATCTCTCCAGCGGAGTGAGTTCTTGGGGCTGCTGCTGGGCTTTCCGCTTAGCTTTGGCCATATGCCATTCCTATTTCTGTATGTACATACAGTATTCATTTAGCATCCGGAGGTCCAGAGCGCTGGCTTTTTGTGCTTGCGATAAAAAATAGTAGCAATACTATTGACCATAAATAACAGCATTGCTACTTTTAACCATCAAAGCGCATCCAGCGCCGAGACAGGCAGCGATGCCTCGGCCAAGCCGGAACGCTCTTTAACAAGTCACCGCAATACGAAAACAGACCGCATTGCCTCTACCGGCGACCGGAGATCCGACAGGTCCGAAAGCCTGCCCACGCGAGGAACAACCTCGACGGCGGATCGAAGCGAAACGCTGAACCGTGCGAACGACCCGGCAAGCAATGCGCCCCGCCCTGATCCCTGGGCGGTAGTCAGGGGATACCCGATGAACCTCGGACACAGGAGGAACCAGCCCATGAAGTAGCAAGCCCAGCCGGTGAACGGACCGGCAACTCGCGCAGACCTGCCCCCACTCAACCGGGCCAGACAGGAGCTGTAGGGAAGCGCGTTTCAATCCATGACCGATGACCACCCGGCAACGCTGATCGAGCCAGGTAAACAGGAAGCTCCGAGGCCACCCTGAATCAGCTGGAATGCCTGCAATCAGCAGCGGGCCAACCAGAGCAAGACAACGCCGAACGTTTCCTGATGCCCATCCAGAGGATGGACATTGGAAAGCGATACGGAAACGAATCAGCAATGAAAATTGAATGGAGTTGCTGCAAAGCCAATAAATGTGACTGACTTCACAAAATTAAAAAGCACGCTATCATTTGCAAGCCGCTGGCGAATCGGCATGCCTGCAGCGTTAGTTGACTACTGCTTATTACAGTCATGCTGGTGGCTCATCCCCATCAGTAAAGCGCGCTGCAGGTTCGAGTAATTCGCAAGCCACGTTTGTGCTCATCTCCTGCTTTTAGCTGTATCTGCGCAGCTGGCGACAGAGCAGATGACAGGCCGGAAAGACGGCCATCCTTCCCAGCTCCAGGCAAGGTACCCACCCTTGGGTAACCAGATTTTTAAGTCCGTGCCGGTTCGGCATGCGGAGGCGTTAGCGCAATCGAGACTTCATTGCAGGTCAGTGCCGAAAGCGCCGGACTAAAGCGCGCCTTCGTTCGAGTAAACCGGAAGCCAAGGCGCCGCCCGAATGGACGAAGCCGGAATAGAAGGTATCTGCGCCTTCAGCGACAGAGCAGACGCTTGGCCGGCGTAACCGGCCATCCCTCCACCCCGCTTTTGTGGGAAGGACCTTCCCACCGCAGGGTATAGCGAGACCCCATCCAAGGGCTTAGCTTACTGGGCACTCCCCAGCTAACTTGGGGAGAAGTTGCAAGAGTACTCATGTCAGTTCAAGCCGTTGGCAGATCGGTATGTCGTCAGCGTTAGCCGGCCACCTCCAAGTGGCCACGCCGGTATCTCGTTCCCGGCAAGGCACGCAGCCGGTTTGAGTAATCTGCAAGACACGGAAGTCAAACCACCGGAATCAGTCTGTAGTCACGCAGACGTCGACAGAGTGACCGTCTGGCCGGCGTAACCGGCTATCCTTTTCCATTCCCAAACGCTTGATAATAATTATCATTAGCATATGATGCAGAGACCGTCGGCAGATCGGTATGCAAGCGGCGTCAGCCGGCCATCTCCTACGATGGCCACGCCGGGCGCTCACGGCTCCCGGCAAAGCGCGCAGCCTGTTCGAGTAATCCGCAAGACAGGGCAGCGATAACGCCACGCGGTCTGTAGTCACGCAGACGTCGAAAGAGTGACCGACTGGCTGGCGTAACCGGCCTTTTCCCATCCCCTTCACATACCTTCTGTCTTACAAAGAGCCAGCCGCTTGGCTGGGTGTACGGCTCGTGGCCTACCTTACGAACACCGTCGGCGGATCGGTATGCCGTCAGCGTTAGCTGGCCATTCCCAAAGATGGCCACGCCGGGTTTCAAAGTTCCCCCCCGGCAAGGCGCGCTGTCGGTTCGAGTAATCTGCAAGCCAAGGAGGACAGCACCTTCCATTCCTCTTGGCAGGCACGCCAAGGGCGACAGAGTGCCCGCCTGGCCGGCGTAACCGGCCACACCTCCCGCTCTTGTGGGAAGGACCCCACCGCAGGGTTCAGCAAGGACTATTCATTCAGCTGACTCGTTTGGCTGTGCGCTACATCCTCAGTCTACGCTAGGAAAACCGTCGGCAGATCGGCATGCCGTCAGCGTTAGCCGGCCATTGCTCAATGGTGGCCACGCCGGACTACAGGGCTCCGCAAGGCGCGCAGTCGGTTCAAGTAATCTGCAAGCCGGGGGCTCCACGCCCTCACCCAGTTGGCAGGCACGCCAGCGGCGACAGAGTGCCCGCCTGGCCGGCGTAACCGGCCCACCTATTCCTTAGCGCCCCTCTCTCAAGCTGACCTGAGCAAAGCTCAGCAAGGGCTATTCATTCAGCTAGCCGTTTGGCTGTGCGCTACCTCCTCGGCCTACGCTATTAATTCCGTCGGCAGATCGGCATGCCGGCATGCGTTAGCTGGCCATTTCTGCAATGACCATGTCGGGTCTCACGGCCCCGATAAGGCGCGCTGTCGGTTTGAGTAATCTGCAAGCCTGGGTTTCCATTCCCACCCTACTGGCAGGTACGCCAGCGGCGACAGAGTGCCCGCCTGGCCGGCGTAACCGGCCACACCCAATCCCCCGCCCTCATCAGAAAGCCACCTCGCCCGAGGCGGCTTCCTCATGCGCGCGCGACCCACCCCTGAAACCACGAGAACCCCAATGAAACTGATCGACATGCTGCAATCGGCAGGCGTCGCTGCGACCGCGACTCTGCTTGTCCTGGCCGCCGGCACCCTGGCCACCCACGAAGCCCAGGGTGCCGAGCTTCCGGCGCCGGACGTAACCCTGCGGAACGTCCAGATATTGGACACCAGCCACGACTCCTGGGCAGTCGCCACTGCCGTCAACACCAGCGACCAAACGCTGCTCGAGCCCGTCATCATCCTGGAACTGCCCGATGGCACTGAACTGCGCCACGTTGGCCCCGCCCGCGTCGATCCAGGCGAAGCCTGGAGGATCTTCGAGCGCATACCTGGCACAGCGCAAATGCAGGCAGGAGAACAGCATGGAAATCGCCACTGAGCACCGCGGCATGACCACCCGCTGCCCGCGCACAGCGCTGGCCTGGTGCAAAGCAGGCGGCTCCATCCGCATCGCCACAACTGGGGCTACCACAGCCATGTGCCGCGCCGATTACTGGCGGCACATCAAAGCAATTGCAAGCCTGGAAGCGAGGCAGGCGGCATGAACAACGCCGTCCAGCTGATCAAGCTGGCCCAGAAGCTCGCCATCGCCCGCGGCGAGCCACACATCGTCGTTCAGGTAGCCAGCGGCCAGATAATCGTCATGCGGGACGGCAAGCTGCGTGGGGCGATATTGCTGGAGCGGTGCTTTCCATGACTGCCAAGACTGCCGCCGAACGCAAACGCGAAGAGCGCGAGCGCAAGAAGCTTAAGGAAGAGGAGCGCCTCGCTCGCCTCCTCTCTCGCCGCATTGAGCTCGACCTGTTTCACGCCACCGATGCCAAGCTGGTGCACTCAATGGAGCGCACCGACATCGAGGAACCGCAGGATCTGATCACTCGGCTCATCCATGGCGCCGACCGCCTCAGCGATGAGGCACTGGCCGAGCTGATCCGCCTGCCGTAGCTGTCACGCCTACCTGTCACGGTGATATGGCGCGCGCACCGCTACGCTCGCCGTATTTTCTGATCCGGCACTGCATGCCGAAGAGCATGTAACTCGCCGGCATCTTGGTTTAGATGATGGACCACCCTCAGCAGCCGCTGGCGAAGTAATCCGTTATCAAGCTGTTCAATCGCTCGCATGACCTCAACCGCAGCAGCCTCATTGTTGGCGGCTACTGAATCCAAAGTTTTGCGGATGTTTCTCACTACTCGGCTCACAAGATTCTCCCCTGAAAATTTGGGCCGGGCTCGTTGGACCACAGGATTCCCTTTTGATTTCAGCCGTTTGAGTTCGGACGGCACCGTTTGTCTGGAGAAAGAGCCATGAGCACCTTTGCCGTCTTCGGCATGACCGAGCACTACGCTCGCGAGGAAGCCCGGAAGAATACGCCGACCGTCATCTTGAAGATTCAACTGACCGAGTCGCAATGGCTCGAAGCCGTCGAGCGGCGAGCCGAGAAAACCATGAGCGGCGCCCGCGTCGTCCAGCTAAGCCACATGTTCGACGCCACGCAATTCGCCCGGCAGTACATCGAACTGCTGCGCAAGTCCGGAAAAGCCCGCGACCTCAAGATCCGGGCAAAGGTGAAGGCTGACATTCCGGCAGCAGGCCGCACGAAGAAGAAGGCACCGACTATCATATGGAAGGACGTTGCATGACTGCCTTTCATACCCAGTTCGGCCTCAACTTCACCGGTGAAATCATTGTCGACCTGTTCGCCGGCGGCGGCGGCGCCAGCACCGGCATCGAGCAGGCCCTCGGCCGCCCGGTGGATGTGGCCATCAACCATGACCCCGATGCCGTGAGCATGCACACCCTGAACCACTCGCATGCCAAGCACTACCTCAGCGACGTCTACGAAGTCTGCCCGCTGGAGGCTACTGCCGGTCGCCCCGTCGGCCTGCTGCACGCCTCGCCGGACTGCACGCATCACAGCCAAGCCCGCGCCGGCCAGCCACGCAGCCGCAAGATTCGCGCGTTGGCGTGGGTGGTCATCAAGTGGGCCGGCACGCTGTCCCGGCACGGCCGGGCGCCGCGGGTGATCACCCTGGAGAACGTCGAGCAGATGCTGCAGTGGGGGCCACTGGTAGCCAAGCGCTGCGCCAAGACCGGCCGTGTCGTGAAGGTCGACGGCAGCGTAGCCGACCCGGGCAAGCGCGTGCCGGTCGCCGAGCAGTACCTGGTCCCCTGCACCAAGCGCCGCGGCCGCAACTGGGCGCACTTCGTCAGCGCGCTGCGCGGCCTGGGCTATGCAGTGCAGTGGCGCGCCTACGCAGCCTGCCTGCATGGCGCTGCCACTCTGCGCAAGCGGCTCTACCTGGCGGCTCGCCGCGATGACGTGCCGATCCGGTGGCCCGAACCCAGCCATGCCGCCAAGCCGAAGCGCGGCCAGCGCAAGCTGAGCACCGCCGCCGAGCACATCGACTGGTCGATCCCGTGCCCGTCGATCTTTCTCGACGCCCAGGAAGGCAAGGCTCTCGGGGTTCGCCGGCCACTGGCCGAGAAGACCCTGGTGCGTCTGGCCAAGGGTATCCAGAAATTCGTCATCGACAACCCCGATCCGTTCATCGCTCCAGACGGTGCCGTTGGCAGCCTGGCGGCGATGGCGCAGAACGTGACCGGCATTGACCCGCGCGAGCCGCTGCCGACCGTTCTGGCCGGCGCCGCCCGCTTCGCCGCGGTGAAGTGCGAGGTCGCGCCGCTGATCACCGAGCACGCCAACGGCAGCAGCCAGCGCAACATGCCGGCCAGCGAGCCGCTGCGCACTATCTGCAGCGAGGTGAAAGGCGGGCACTTCGCCCTGGCGGTCGCCTACCTGGCCCAGCAGAACGGCGGCTTCAACGAAACCCCTGGCCACCCGCTGACCAAGCCCATGACCACCATCACCAACACCGGCAGCCAGCAACAGCTGGTGACCGCCAGCCTGATGACCCTGCGCAAGAACTGCGTGGGCCGCGAGCTGACGGAGCCAGTACCGGTGATCACTGCCGGGGCTGAGCACCATGCCCTGGTCGCCTGCACGCTGTCATCGGAGGTCGAGGCCGGCGCCCTGCGTGTAGCCGCATTCCTGACCAAGTACTACGGCCAGGGCGACGGGCAGGACCTGCGCGACCCGCTGCACACCATCACGACCAAGGACCGGCTGGCCCTGGTCACCGTCACCGTGCGCGGCACGCCCTACGTCATCGTCGACATCGGCATGCGAATGCTCACCCCGGCCGAGCTCTACGCCGCCCAAGGCTTTCCGAAGGGCTACGTCTTCGACCGCGGGCACGACGGGCGGATCTTCTCGAAGAAGACGCAGGTGCGCTTCGTCGGCAACAGCGTCAGCCCGCCGCCGATGTGCGCCCTGGTCTCCGCGCTCTTCGCTGAGGAGCTGCGGATATCACAGCGCATGCTTGCATAAGCATTACGGTCAGTACTCCTTGCCGATGAGCTACTCAGAAATTAGCTACTGCTACTTTGTTTCTGAGGCCGCGGCTGGTGAAAATTTGGAATATTCAATCTATATCTCCTATCGTCTAACTCAGCACGATATAGGACCACCTTATCAGCTCTACTTTTATTAGCTTGCTTTACCGAAGCTTTAAGAAGCTCAAAATTATCATCAGAAATTCTGCACCCAGCTATGACACTTTTCAACAAAGATGATTCATACTCAATAACACCTGGGCCGTTCTGATAATTAATTACCCTTTCCTCTTGCTCATACTCCCACACCTTGCTCTTGCACATGAATATTTTATCTATTTCCTCCTCTACAGGCCTATCCCACCGCTCAATCACTGGCCTTTCATCCGAGTAATTAACTTCAAATGTTACAAGCCATCTAGGATCAGTGCCATCCTGCCCAATTGGAAAAACAGTTTGTTCTTGAAACTCTACAACGAAGCCTGTGTGGTGCCTTGCATAATGTGACCACATGAGCACATTCCAAGGGGTTCGCGAAAGCGAAAGCACACCAATAGCACGCATTGCTTCCTTATTAAAACTTCCATCTTTGAAGGCACAATTAGCCATATTAATCGCACGCTGCGTAAAAATTATTTTCTCGGCGGGACTGAGTCCGCCCCTATCAAGCCTCGCGAATAAGTCAGGCCTAACTTTGTTAGGCTCTGATGAATTCCTATAGTGTGGACTGCAATCGAATGGATCGTTAAACCTAGAAGGATCAGAAAACTTAATTTTATTTTTAGTAATTATATCTAGAACTAATTTTTCTTGATCAAACTCCACATACTTATAAAGATACCGCCTCGACATCTTATTTCACTCCAAAAACTCTAAAAGCCGAAATATAACCCGGCAAGGACTCCCCATGCCCACAGAAAACCAACCAAAGACAGCCATTCTGACCGGCACCGCAATCGTCACCTTCCGAAAGCGCATCGAAGGCCTGAATGAGCAGGAGGCGGCCGAGCTGCTGGCCGATCAAGAGAGCCAAGGATTTCAGATCGATGAAGACGACCTCATCGATATCCAGGAAATCCACGAAATAGCGGTGGTGCTCGAATGA